TTCCCTAGTGGGGGGCCGATCTGGGCGAACACTGGGCCGAGGGTCTTCGACAGGTCACTGATGACCGGCAGCAGTGAGGCTCCGATCACCTCCTGAAGGTTCTCGAACTGGGTGCTGATCTTCTCGATCGGAGATGCGGAGGCGGCGGCGACGCCCTTCACCTTGCCCTCGACCTTGTCGAGGATCACCTGCTGCGCACCGAGTAGGTCACCCGACTTCTGCATGGCCTTGATCTTCTTGGCCTCGCCGTCGGTGAACTTCACACCCGCTCGTCCGAGTGCTGTCATCCCCTTCGTCGGATCGTTCAGTGCCTTGCCTAACATCTTGGAGGCACCCTCGATGCTGGTGAACCCAGTGGCTGCGAGGTCGACGGCCGCAGCAGAGGCTCGGTCGAACACTGCTGCCTGACCTGTGCCAGCGTTGGACACCTTCTGGAAGGTCAGGAGCAGGTTCATGCCCGACTGGATTGCCTCATCATCCTTGCCGGTCTTCTCACTGATCGACGTTGCCAACGCTGCGACCTGAGTGGAGGTGACCTTCGCCGCACCTCCGGTGTTCCTGATGATCTGTGCTGTGGTGTTCGCAACAGCCGCCGACTCTTGCGCCTTCTGCGCCGTCTTACCGAGAGCCATACCCAACATGCCGACACCGACTGCCGCGACCCCGGCAACCATCATCCCTTTGCCGAGTACCCCCATCGCGCCGCCAGTCTTCTTGGCGCTGCCCGCCATCCCAGCCATGCCCGCCTGCGCCGCAGTGGTCTGCCCAGTTAGACCAGCAACCGATCCGTGCACCGTGATGGGGTGCTTGGCGTCAGCCTGCAACGCATCGAGGTGACGGTTGGCTGAGTCGACGGCATCAATGAACGGTCGAGTGTTGGCATCTAGTGACTGGTCCTTGGACTTCACTATCTCGGTCTGGAATGAGTCGAGGTGCTTGTTCGCATTGTTCACGGCAGCGATGAACGGGTTGGTGTTGACGTCGATCGACTGCTTCCGAAGTGTGTCCGTCTCACGCTTCAGATCGTCAGCAGCACGTGAGGCTGACTGCATCCCTCGCGTGAACGACGAGACGTCGGCGGTGATCTTGGCACTGACCTCGGCAACTGTGCTCACCGGTTGACGTCACCTCCTTCTGCTTCGTCGCGCCTCTGCCTCAGCCTCCACGTTCCTCAACTGCCACAGTTGGAACCACTCGGTCAACTCGTAGGCCGTAACCGGTCGATGACCGGGAGAGCCGTAGAGCAGTTCGCCAACTGTCCTGCCCAACCTCTCTGCCAACTCAAACAGCGCCCGACGCTCTTGGTTGACTAAGAGTCTTTTCCCGCTGCCTTCGTTGCCTCATCGGTCATGCCAGACAACTTGAGCCCGATGGTGGCGACCCGGTCAAGGGCTGCCCCTGACTTGGACATCAGCAGGTCCCGGTCAGCCTCGTCGAACAGACGCTCGCCGGTGGCCGGGTCGTGTGCGGTGGCGATGACGACCTCTGGGTAGAACTTGCTGAACGACACGCCACCGTCAGGGTTGACGGCTCGCTCTAGTAGGCCAGCACGATCTGCACCACTCATCCCCTTGATGAGTAGGTCACAGTCCCATTCGGGGACGGTTAGGGTCTCGGTGGGGATGTCGTCGGTGGCGAGAATGCGGTCACGAAGGGACACGGGGTACTCCTTGATCTGGGCCACTAGGGCACGGTTGGTCATTGCGGGGTGATCTAGAACGTGGTGCGAGTGATGGCACCGGTGCACTGGAGGTCGAGCGAGAATGTGACGACGTCGCCGACACCAGCACTGACCTCGTAGCCGGTGACGATCGTCTCGCCTAGGTACTTGATACGAGACACCGCTGAGCCTTCGGGTCCGTACACGAATGATGCGGTCGAGATGGTAGTGCCGACATCGAGGGCGGCGATGACGGCCACGATCTGCGCGTCAATGGTGGCGTCGTACATGCCGCTGACACTGATCGTCGCATCCTGTAGACCGACGATGTACGTCTTGGCGGTATTACCGAAGGCGGTGGTCTCACCGGACTCGATCTCGCGAGGGAATGAAACCTCGTTCACGTAGGACGAGATGTCGACCAGTGTGCCCGAGGCGTTGTCGATCTGGAGGTACTGACCCTTACCGTGACGGAAAGTGGGCATGACTGTTTCTCCTTGTTGTTAGCGGCGAGCGAAGGCGACGGAATAGGTGATGGAACCCGAACCTGCCGCCGTGGTCGCAACGGCTCGGAGGTAACGGTTGACGGTGGTCCCTGCTGCGACGGTGTTGCGTTGCCCTGACAGGGTGGAGGCGATCACACTGGTGAACGTGGTCAGGTCGACCCACGTCGAGTTATCGGTTGAGTGTTGCACCTTGAGGGTGGTCGCACCCGACCATGTGTTGACGGTGACGTGAAGGTTCGCTGATCCACCGTTGGCACTGCTGGCCGTGTTGTCTTGTGATGTGCCGTTCGTGGTGGTGGCTGTGGTGACGACGGTGGCACCGGCGAGAACGAGTCCCGAGTCCAGTCCGCCGTCGCACTGGAAGTCGGCTGAGATTGCGACGACGTCACCGACGGCGGCACTGACCTCGTAACTCGTCGTGTCGACGGCTGCGAGTAGGGCACGCCGTCCGGTGGTCAGACCTTCGACGGCGATGGTGAGAGTGTCATCACCGACACCGGTGGCGGCTGCTTGCATGACCGTGTCGATGGCGTCGGTGGACTGGCCATCGAACAGACCCGAGGTGGACACGGTGGCATCACGTAGCCCGGGGATGTACGTCTTGGCTGAGTTGCCGAACGTGGTGGTCTCGCCGGTCTCAATCTCAGCCGAGGCGGTCGCCTCGTTCAGGTACGTTGACAGGTTGTACTGATTGAACAAGACAGCAGTCGTCTTGCCGTGTCGGAAGGTGGGCATCTGGGCTAGACCTCCTCGGGCTCGGTGACAGCCTCAGACGGCCCTACGGGCGTCGAGGGGTCTGGGGTGGTGTCGAGGTCAGGTTCGCCGATGTCGCGCTTCTGTGACCCCTTAACGGGGCGGGAGGGGGCTACTGGTTCGATATGCCCCTGCTCGACGAGCCACTTCACCGACTTCGCGGGGATCGCCTCGGTCACATCACCCGGCTCGCACCTACCGCCCGGGTAGTCGAGACCGGTCAGGACTCGATACTGCTGACCCATGCTCATCCCTTCCCTGCGACGACATGCGTCGCCCCGCTCCGTCAGCGGGGCCACTGGGGGCACGTCAGGGATGAGACGGGAACGGGGCCACTGGGGCACGACCGGTCCAGCGTAGCACGGGTGAACAGTGTCAAGACATGACACGACCCCGACAGGAGCCACCGGCCGGGGTCGTGTCTCTCGCCCGTGCCACTGTCAGCGGCGGCACCCGAGGGCGAGATGTCGCACCTACCGGGACGGGGGAGAACCAGCCGGTGCGACACGTGTGTGGAGTTGTGGTCGTGCTCGCTTACTGTACCTCAGTCAAGACGACATGCCCGACGTCGACAGACCAGAACCCAACCCGGTCCAGTGCCATCACGAACTCGTCATCGCCAAGACTGTCATCGACGAGAGCGTCGATCAAGATGAACGCCCGATCACTGAGAGCACGGCGCATGGCGGCGACGTCGACGACCGGGTCGAACTGTTGCGCTCGTATCTGGTCGAGCAGAGCAGTGGCTGACGTGGCCGACTGGGACGACCCGTCAGGCCACGTCACCCGCCACTGCCCTGACCTCAACATGCCCCTAGGCTACCGCCTTGCCGACGATGCCCATGCTGTCGCAGATCACGCCACGCCGCACCCGCAGATACGACCACTCTGGTACGACGTCGAGCCAGTCCATCTCGACACCAGCGGCGAGGGTTGCATCGTCGAGCAGGTCGATTGTCGAGGCGAACACGAACGACCCGTCGACCGTCTGACCGATCGCCAACGGTGACCCACTGACCCGGGCCAAGTTCAGGTCTGAAGACCGTCCACGTCGACGGTCGACCCACGCGAGAGCAGCACGTCCGTCGAGCCGGTCCAGTACCTGTTCGGGTCGGAACCGCGTGGTGCCCAGTAGGGCGAACGCAGCCTCACTGTCGACCTCTCCGCGCCGCTCAACCCCGAGGGCGGCGAACAGCGCGTCATCATTGTCGAGGTGACCGTTGTGGACCCCAACGATGGGACCGTGGCTGATCGGGTGATTGTTCAGCGGGTTCTCTGGGGACCCTTGTGTCGCATAGCGAGTGTGAAGGATCGCCGTGATCGTGGTGGCGGGCATCGCGGCAAGGTGACCTGCCTCGATGTACCGGCGAGCCCTGACCGCTCGCTTGCTGACCCTGACCACTGGCACGCCACCCGCGTGCTGCACCCATGCAGCACCGGTCGCGTCACGACCTCGCTCCTCGATGGCGTTCAGCAAGGTGGTCGAGAGAACACGGGGTGATACCCGCTCGGTGGTGGTGAAACTGAATCCTGCGATACCGCACATGTTGGTGGCTCCTTCGTGGTGGGGTCGGGTGGCTCAGACCGTGACGGTCTGGGCGCGGTGGTTGAGGTAGGTGGCGGCGGTGGGGTCCATCAGGTTCGCGGCGGTCATCTTCGTGGTCAGTGCTGTGATGTCAGCCTCGACGTCGAGGTCACCGATACGGACGGCAGCATCGACCATCGCCATCACGAACTGGACCCACGCGGCTGCCTTTTCGCCGTTCAGTGACCCGGCGTGCTGACGGAACTCGATGGTGCCGTACTTACGAAGCGAGACGAGGTTCACGGTCTTGTAACGGTCGCTGTAGAGGTACGCCTTGTCGGTGCCCGATTGCACGTTGCTCTCGATGCTGCTGATCTCGTAAGACCGGTAGGCACCGTAGAGGGTGCCTGCGGTGGTCGAGCGACGTGATTGCGGGTGCACCGTGTCGATGGCCTGCTGGTTCTTCGTGTAGTTGGCGACGACCCGGTACACGGCGGCGGCGTCGAGGTCGTTGGCTCCAATGTGAACGTGCATACCGCACGAGCGGTTGACTGTCGCACCAGCCGCCCGTAGGGCATCCATCACGCGAGTCACTTCGGCGAGACCATCGTGGCCACGCATGATCGGTGAGACGACCTCGCAGGTGGTGTCGTTGTGGCCGCCAGCGTCGACGAGTGACGTGTCGGAGACGACCTTCCAGTGTGAGGTGACCGTGTGGGTGTAGCCCTCGTCGCGGGCGTTGATACCGGCGGCGCGGAGGGCTTGGGTCGCCTCGTAGCGCGTCAGACCGACGCACTCGATCTCGATACCGAACGTGCGACCCATGAGACCATACGAGAGGCGGCGGGTCATGGCCGAGGTGAGTGCCTGAGACACGGCACCGCTACCTGCGAAGCCGAGGGTCGAGACGATCTGACCGAAGGTGTAGCCCTGCTCACGTAGGCGCAGTGCCTGATCCTGTCGGGCGTGGGCTGCGGCGCGGGTGGTGGTGGCGGTCATGTTGGTGGCTCCTTCGTGGTGGGGTGGCTGCCCCGGCGGGTCTTGCTGACATACCCCAACTTAGGGGGGGTTAGGGGTTGGCGTCAAGTCTGGGTTCCCACCGCGTGTCCTACGACCCACCCCGTACCCGTCACGGGTCCATGATGTCCCCCCGATCTCTGGCCGCCCGTTCCTCTCGCACCATCGCCAAGGTCAAGAAGTACCCGATCGCATCCAGCACCGTGTCGGCCTTCGGCTTGTGTACCTCGCGAGCAATCTTCACCCCGACCATGCAGAGAGCCACCTGCTCGGCAGTGACATCACAACCGAGGATGGCCGACCAGATCAACCCCGCTCGACTGAAGTCATCGAAGGGATGCCCGTATTCCTCGTTACGATCACCGCACACCAGTGAGGCTGCGTGCGCAGCAATGTCACGAGGGTCGGACAGGTGATGACTCACGACCCACCACTAGCAGGGTGACCCGACGTTCTCGAATGCCGGTCTGCTTGCATCTGCGACAGTGACCTGCCGCGCATCTTTGCCCGCGACCCCGGGTGATTGTTGGCCACGATCCCCACCGCCTCAGGTCCATAGATTGCCAGCAAGTCCGAGGCCGCCTGATCGACGAACCCCGCCTCAATCATCGCCACCTCATCAGGGAACACGTCAGCCCGACGATCGCCAGAACGGATGTGCTTGTCCTGACGACCGCCATATGAGTACACCCAACGGAAGTTGCTCGGCGGGTCAGGCTCGACCAGTTCGTGAAACAGTCGGACCTCCTTCGTGTAGGCGTAGAAGGTGACCTGCGGTGCCGACCGGATCACCCGTAGCCATGCCGCCAGATAGGCAGCCGACAAGAAGTCACCCGCATCATGGATACGCACGTGCGCCTCCGCGTAACGCTTGTGCCTCAACTCGGCAGTCATCGCCTGTTCCCACCCGTCGAGGTCGTCGACGATCATCAGCAGGTTGCGAGTGTGGGCAGCCCGCACATTGCTGAACCGGTAAGCACCACGCAACGCATAGCACAGGTCGACGCAGGCACCGGCTGACGGGCACGCATTGATCGTGCGACCGTCAGGGGTGTCGACCACCCATGCAGGGATGCTCCACGTGTACACCCGGTCACGTCGCAGGTCCGTGTTGTTCGCCGTCAGCAGACGACGAGTCACAGCACGGCGAGGTCGGCCAACCTTTGCCCCGGGTAGGAGGCGAACGTCAACACCCCCGGCGTCGATGTCTCCCCGCTGGTCATCCGCCACCATTCACTCCCTCCGTCGAGCGCAGGGCATTGCACCCACACGCAGCCACCCCAGTCTGCCACTCGCAGGTGATGGTAGTGACCCGACACGAGGATATCGACGTCGCCGATGGGCTGCTTACCGCCAGCGGCTCGCTCATACCATCGACGCAACTTCAACTCAGCAGAGCCTGACTCGCGGGCCACGTGGCCGTGTGTCACCCCCACGATCCACCCGGCGGCAGCAGCAGTCACCGTCAGGTGGTCGGGGGCGATGATGATCTGCACATGCCCGAATGTCTCAGGGTTCGCGGCCAACACCTCACCGACCTGCTCGACGACCGCGAGGTCATCATTGTCGCCGAGCGTTGTGTACGCCTTGCCGCGACTGTTGCGGTTCTCCCCGTGGTTACCGCCGACGGCCAGCAAGATCACCGAGCCGAAGAGTCGCGACCATCGCATCAGTGCGTCACGTAGTAGTCGTCGGGTCACCCTCATCTGCTCTCGTCTATCCAGTTCGACCCCGAACGTCTGCATGGCATAGAAGCCGACGCACCCTTCGACCGAGTCACCCGTCCACTCGATCATCAGTGTGCCCAGTGGTCGACCTATCTTGCGTAGTTCTCTGACCCGTCGTTCGACATCGTCGATCGCTTGTCGCACTCGGATGATCGTGCCACGTAGACCATCGCCGTCAGCCTTCCCGATCTGCCAGTCCCCGAGCACGACATGGAACACGCCATCGCCGAGGGGGGCAGGCTTACGTGGCCGAGCCCTGAGCACGTCGCTGAGTAGAGACTCGATGTCCAGTTCTGGGCTCTCGTCACTCCGACGTCGAACGACCCGTGCCTTCCACTGGCGCATCCGTAAGATGGCACCCTCAGGACCGGGGGCATCCCACGCATTGAACAGGACCGGCTCGACGACGGAGAACTTGTCAGGGTCGAGGTCCCACACCGCCAGCACATGCGACCAGTCAGGGTGCGAGTCGCCCACCTCTGCAACCGTGGTCACCGTGCCATCATCACCACGCCACTCGACCCCGGGTCGCCACTGGGCCTCACGTTCACGACGAGGCGCAACCGAAGGGTCGCCACTCTCGACCGGTGACAGCAGATCGTCGAGGGCATCATCGAGACTCATCGGGGACACCTGCACCCAGAGCCGGGCTTAGTGATCCTACGACGGTGTCTTTGCACTGACTGCTGACTGATGGTGAAGCCAGCGGCCTCCAACACCTCAGCGATACCAGCAGACTGGATGGCAGTGTCATCGATCAGCCGAGTGATACGCCGCCCCGTCTCCTCTGGAACCTCCGCCAAGATACGAGCAACAGCACAGGACAGGCCGCCCGTGTACACGATCGGCGTGGCACTTAGTTGGTCAAGGGCAAGGTCGAGGGGGGAAGGTTCATCGACAGACACGACAGGGTGCTCCTCACGAGGATCGATTCACAGCCTTGCAGCGGGAACACTTGATCGACCACGGGCGAGTAATGAACTCGGCCATGAGTCGACCACACCGCCAGCATCGAGGCTCGGGGTCGGTCGTCTGGGTACGGCCGTACGGATCACGAGGGGTCACATCAGGGGGCGACATGCGCACGGAACCTGACTGTGAAGTGTGGTCGGTCTGACTCGTCATTACCGGCGGCGAGTAACCAGCCCAGTGAGGCGCACCGTAGTACACGGACACCACTGAGGGTCTGCTCTGTGATACCGGCGAGTGCCGTACGAATCGCTAACGCCTTGTCACGTCCGGTGGCGTAATCGTCTCGCCCGACCCTGACAACGACCCGCAGGTCGATGATCTCGATGGCGATCGCTGTCGCCCCAGCGGTCACGATGGGAAGGTCGCTGTCGCCCTCATACAGGGCCACACAAGCGTCAGGTGCGGCAGGTAGTAGACCGATGAACAGATCAGTGCCCAACGTCCCCAGTGCCTGCGTTTGAAGGTACGAGCCGATTGCCTCGACGAACGTGGTGGCCATCGGTCATCCCAACTTCCGTGCGATCGTGTCAGTGATCCGCTTAGAGATACGCTCGCCCATGTGGGGGGCTGCTGCCTCGACCGGGTCGGACAGGTAGTGATCCTTCTTGCCGTGGTTGTAGTTCTTCGGAATCTCGTGCACGAACAATGCGTACTGAGCAGCCGTCGACCCGTAGGTGATCTCCACCGAGATCGTCGACCCGTCGATCGTCGCAGGTTCAACTCGCCCCGATGATCGCAACGCCCCTTTCCGGTAGGGCACCTGTCGTTGCGAATCACGGAACACGAGTTGCGCTTCAGCGTTCAAGGATTGGACGGCGATCTTGCCCGCATCAGCACCTACTACGGCAAGGCCACGGATCAGTCTGTCAATGCCATCCCAATCCACCTTCACCCCAGCCATGAGGTCAGCCTCTCCCGTACTGGATGACCGTGTGGTGGGCACCGGTCTGGTCATTGTTGACCGTCACCAGATACACGACCGGTGATGACCCGTCGGGCAACACAATCTTGTGGTCGGTCGTGATGTCTGTCGGAGCCCCATACAGGTACACGCGGCCAGTGATGACAACCTCACGCCCATCATCGGTGCGCAACAGTTCGTTCACGTCTTGCACCCTGCACTGATACGACGTACCCGTGGCACTGAACGTGCGCTTCCCATACTGATCTAGTGATGCCTGCGCGTACACGGTGATCGTGCTAGGCATCATCGACAAGAACGCGGCCTCAATACCCACGATTACGACCTGTAGTCCGTCTGGCCTAGATAGAAGTCAGTGTCGTGACCGTTGGGGAACTGTCGGTCAATCGTGGCGAGCAGATTGTTAGCAGCCACCCACGGGCGCGGTGGTTCGCGTCGATTGGCCAACTCCAAGAACCGCTCGGCCATCTCACGATAGGCCGAGGACTTGGCGACATACGTCGTCGAGATGGACAGGTCACCGACCTGCTTCGTCTCATTGGCCAGCCGATTGAACCGAGAGGCCAAGGCATAGCACGCATCATGGGCCGCCTGATACACCGAGTCGTTTACCCCATCAAGCAGGTACTGAACTTCGGCGTCGTGCATCAATGGGTCAGCGGAATCGGTGTCTTGAATGAGGAACCGAACAGCGTCCAGCGGGCGCAGCGACGGGTCACCAGAGTAAGAGAATGTGCCGGTCCCGGCACCCGACACGTTAACGGTCAGGTAACCATCATTGGGCGCGGAAAGATTCTGAGAGCCGAGCGTAATAACGAACCGCGCAAAGTAATTGCCTACCGTAAGAGCAACAGCATCGCCAGCCGACCACGTGTAGGAGACAACCCCGGTGGCGGGGCTGGGGATGGTGGCAGCAGAGGTTAGAATCACGGACATGTCGCTAGGGTCGTAGACGGTGAATGTGACCGTAGCCCCGGTCAGGTTAACGACGGTCCCGTCGACCGTGACGGTGCGGGTGATGACCGGGAGTCGGTCACCCGCACCAATCGTGATGTCACTCATCGTGATGCCTCCACTCGGTTAGGCTTCCCATTAGCGTATACGGTTCCAGCGTCGCCGAGGCTGGCCGAGCCGCCGGGGTTGCCTTGCGCCTGACTAGCCCCCGGTACGCCAGCAAGGCTTACCCCGGCGCCCACTCCTGCCATATG